TGATCAACGCGGACGACCGCTCTGTGGTGCTGCGCCTGCTGGCCATGGGCACGCCCATAGGTGCGGCGGTGGGCCAATACACCCGCCTGTTTGACCCGCCCAAAAGCCGCCTGACCATGCGCAAGCAGGCCCGCATTGTCAAGGAGCTGGTGCCCGACATAGAGCGCCGCGCCATCACCCACCGCGGCCGCGACTGGGCCGTGTCGCTGCCCATGTGGGAGGCCGGCATTGACCAGATGCTGGACGCCCGCAACGCTGGCAAGCTGGACCTGCCAATGACCAGCCACCGCTACCTGTACGCCATCTTGGCCGCGCTGGCCGACAAGGCCGAAGGCGAACAAGAGGCCGAAGCCCTGGCCGCTGCCCGCGCCGCCCCACGCCAGGCCACGGTGACAGTGCGCGGCCAGCCCCTACCCATGGGGCAGGCGCTGCAGCAAGTGTTTGGCAACCAAGACCCAACGCTGGCCAAGCTGGATGCCGAACGCGGCACCTATGCACCCATGCCAGCCGCAGCACGGGCGCAACTGGCCAAGCTCAAAAACCCCGGAGCCAAACCATGATTGAGAAAACCTACCACACCCAAAACCCGGTCAACATCCGAATACTCAACTACGTGGCCACCATGGGCCAGTGCACCGCAGCGCATCTGCATGCGATGTTTTTACCAGATGAAGCCAGCCGCGATGAGCGCAAGAGCATGGTCAACAAGCTGAGCTACCTGGTGTGCACCGAGCAGTTGCTGCGCCATGGCAAGGGCGAAACGGCCGTGCTGCGCATTGGCCCGCATGCCGGTGCGCCAGGTGTAAGGGGCAGGCGTGAAAAGCACATGGCAAATGCACGAGCTGCAGCGCTGGCCCCCTGTGTGAGCGCTGGCCCCGGTGCCTACCGGCCGCAGGTGGCCAGTGCCCCGGACCACAACCACATGGCGGTCGATGTGTACGTGCCGCCACCCGGCCCGGCGATGCGCCGTGGCGCACTACAACACGAAAGCTGTGCCAGCCGTGGTTGCAGGTGCTAAAGCCGTTACCAATTTATTTCCCACCAAGAAAAGGTCTTTCCAAAAATGGCTACCCGAATCAAATCCAAAACCCTGGCCGAAGTGCCGCAAAGCAAGAACGACTGTGCCGAAAGCATTCGCACCATTGGCGACCTGCAGCGCGAGTTTGAGCGCAACCGCGCTGCCATGAACGATGCCATTGCCGCCATCACCCAGGAGCACCAGCCCCTGCTGGCGGCGTTAAGTGAGCGAATCCAGGCGCTGCAAACCGGCGTTCAAGCCTGGTGCGAGGCGCACCGCGTTGACCTGTGCGGCGAGAACGACAAGCTGGGCAAAACGGCCAACCTGGTCACCGGCGAGGTGAGCTGGCGCATTCGCCCGCCGAGTGTGACGGTGCGCGATGTCGATGGCGTGCTCGACACCCTGCTGCGCATGGGCCTGGGCCGCTTTGTGCGCGTGAAAAACGAGCCCAACAAGGAGGCCATGCTCAATGAGCCCGACGCGGTGCGCGGCATTGCTGGCATCACCATCAAAAGCGGGGTGGAAGACTTCATCGTCACGCCGTTTGAGGCACAGGCTGAGGTGGCATGAACCAGCAGCAGGCCTATGACTGTTTGCCTGGCTTCGTAGCCGGCAAACATCGCAGAAGCTGCCGCAATTGCGTCTACGGCCGGCACATCACGCCCGCTACGTTGGCCCATATCAACGATGCGCCGATGCAGTGCGGCTACAAGTTTTGCACGGTCAGCGCAATGGGCATCTGCTATGCCTTTCGGCCGGGCGAGGCAATTGACTGCACCAGTCAGGCCCACCTGGGTGATCAAAGCAACGCCGATGCCACGGGCGTAGTGTCATGAGCCAAACCGTGCCCCGCCAATCCCACCTTGCCGCCATCCACGTGGCGCAAAAGGCCCTTGGTCTGTCGGCTGACGATGCCAGCGCGCTAAAGCTGGCCATCACCGGCAAGGCCAGCAGCGCTGACATGAGCGAGGTACAGCGCAAAAAGTACCTGGCGCACCTCAGCGGCCTGCAAGAGCGCGCCGGGCTGATTGCGCCGCGCCCGCAAAAGCGCACCTATGTGCAGCGCAACGCCGACGACGACCAGGACGAACGCTGGGGCAAGGCGCGCGCCCTGTGGCACGCCCTGGCCGCTGCCAAGGTGGTGCACACCAACACCGATGCCGCCCTGATGTCCTACATCAAGCGCCAGACCAAGCTGGAGCACTGGCGCTTTTTGAACAGCTACCAGGTCAACAGCGTGATAGAAGCGCTGAAAAAATGGTGCACCCGCTCTGGCATTGACCCCAACCCCGCACCAAGGAGCTAACCCCATGGCATTGCCAGATGCATCTGACGGCCGCATGGCCGAGCGCCGGCACGAGCTGTACGCTGACCTGATGGACCTGCTGCAGCGCCTGCTGGCCGAGTACGACGTGGGCAGCAATGAGGCGCTGCTGATAGCCAGCGACATGGCCGACCGCCTGGCCAACCACTGGGGCGGGCAAAATATCACCTTCCCCAAGGAATACCGGCGCAAGCTAAGTCGGCTTGAGCTGGAGATTTTTGACGCCTTCAAGGGGCACAATCTGTCTGCCATAGCGCAAACCTACAACATCAGTGAGCGCGGCCTGCGCAAGCTGATTGCCCGGGTGACCAAGCGGCTGCGCTGTGGCAACCAGCCCGGCCTGTTTGAGCCCCCGGCGCTGCCAGACCAGCACTGATCAGACCGCCCACCAGGTGCAGCAGAATCTGCCCTGGTTCCAAATACATTGGCACCCGGCCCCGGCACAGTACCGGGTATGCCACAAACCCCCCCGCTACAAATCTTCAAGCCCGGCCTGCACACCGCCATGAACGGTGCTGTGCTGCAGTTTTCTGAAGCAGACCTACAGAAAACTGTAGCCGCTTACGACCCCACCAAGCACGAGGCCCCGCTGGTGGTAGGCCACCCGGCACACGACGACCCCGCCTATGGCTGGGTGCAAGCGCTGCAGTTTGCGGGCGGTGCCCTGGATGCCATACCCGCGCAAGTCAACCCTGACTTTGCCGAGATGGTGGCCAGCGGCGCGTTCAAAAAAATCAGCGCCAGTTTCTATGCCCCCAACAGCCCGGCCAACCCGGTGCCAGGTATTTATTACCTGCGCCATGTGGGCTTTTTGGGTGCCACGGCACCAGCCGTGAAAGGCATGCGTGCACCACAGTTTGCCGCCACCGAAGAGGGCGTGCTGACCTTTGAGTTTGCCGAGCCACCCCCCATCACCACCCACCAGGAGCCCACCGTGATCGAGTCAGAGAAAGATGCCCTAGAGGCTGAAAACACCCGCCTGCGTGCCGAGCTGGCCGCCGCGCGCCGTACCGCCGTGCATGCCGCCAATGTGGCCTTTTGCGAAAGCTGTGCCGGTGTGCTGCCAGACCACCGGGCGCTGGCGGTAGAGATTGCCGACCAACTGGCGGCCCAACCGGTGCCGCTGGAGTTTGGCGAGGGTGACCAAAAGGCCCCGTTGCTGACGCACTTCAAGGCCTTTTTGAAAGCATTGGCAGCACCGGTGCAGTTTGGCGAAGCCGCCACCCGCGAGCGTGCTGCACCAGACCAACCTGCCGCCAGCGACGCAGACGCCCAGTTTGCCGACACCGCCACCCCCGAGCGCCTGGCACAGCACCGCGCTGTGCTGGCCTACATGGCGGCGCACAAAACCGACTACCAGACGGCTGCAAACGCCGTGGTGAAGTAGTCCGGCGCTGCTGCATTGACCACGAAATTTAAAGGAGCTTTTTGATATGGGACGTTTAAGCAAACTGCGGGTGGTTGACCCGGTGTTGACCAACCTGGCCACTGGCTACAGCAACGAGCAACTGGTGGGCGACCAGCTTATGCCGTTTGTGACGGTGGAGAAAGAAGGCGGAAAGATTCCACTGTTTGGCAAAGACCACTTCAAGGTGTACCAGACCGAGCGGGCGCTTCGGGCTAAGAGCAACCGCATCAACCCCGACGACATTGGCGAACTGGACGTGACGCTCGACGAGCACGACCTGGAATACCCGATTGATTATCGGGAGGATGCCGAGAGCGCCTTCCCCCTGCAGGCACGCGCCACCAATGCGGTGGTGGAGGGCATTCGCCTGCGGCATGAAAAGATGGTGGCCGACATGGTGCAAAACCCGGCCAACTATGCCGCTGGCAACAAGCTGGCGCTGAGCGGTGCAAGCTGCTTTACCGATGCAGCCAGCGACCCCGAAGGCGTGGTGATGGACGCCAAGTCAGCAGTACGGGCCAAGGTGATCAAGGAGCCCAACACGATGGTGATTGGCTACGCTGCCTGGTTGACCATGAAAAAGCATGCCAAGCTCAAAGCCATCTTGAGCGACAACCGCCCCCGCCTGGTGCAGTTGGCTGACCTGCGCGACATCTTTGAGATACCCAACATTGTGGTGGGCCGCGCCGTGTATGCCAGTGACGCTGGCGTGACGGCCGACATCTGGGGCGACAACATCGTGCTGGCCTATGTGCCCGGTGCCATGGGTGGGTCGCGCAGCCCGTATGAGCCGAGCTTTGGTTACACCTTGCGCAAGCGGGGTAACCCGGTGGTGGACACCCGCACAGAAGACGGCAAGATTGAGCTGATTCGCAACACCGACATCTTCCGGCCATTTTTGCTGGGCGCAGATGCGGGCTACCTGATCAGCAACGTCAACCTGTAACGAGCAGCAGCCATGGCGACCAAAAAGCCTGCTGCATTTGGGGCGCCTGTGAAAACGGCCCCAGATGCGCAGCAGCGCACCGACACACCAGCCTGGCAGGTGGGCGCGGTGCCGGTGTGCCATGACGGTGTGCGCTATGCACCCGGCGCGGTGATTGTGTTGACCAGCGCACAGGCGGCACGCCTGGGGCTGCAACAAGTTGTCAAGGATTCCTTGACATCTGGGGCTGCAACAAGCCCAAGCCTGACACCCAACTGATTAACTGGAGTAATTGAATGAAGACCGAGAAGATTTTGATGGTGACCACCATACTGGCCGCTGCGGCACTGGCGCGCTTTCGGCTGGTGGACTACAGCGGCAACCCAACCAGCGCGGCTGAGCGGGCGCTGGGCGTGGCGGTGACCAACTTTGACACCGGCGAGCAAGCCGGTGTGGCCGTCAAGGGCGAGGTGCTGGTGGAGGCCGGTGGCGCAATTGCTGTGGGGGCCGAGGTGGAAAGCGATGCGAGTAGCCGCGTGGTGACCAAGAACGCCGGTGTCGTGGTGGGGGTGGCGCGTGATGCGGCTGCAGCGGCCGGTGACATCATCCGCGTGCTGATCTAGCCCCACAGATGAGCCACTACAGCACCATTGACGATCTGGCCCAGGCCGCCACCAACGGCTGGGACGAGCTGGCCCAGCGCGCCGGTGGTGCGCTGGTGGACGGTGCGCTGCTCCAGGCCACCGCGCTGCTGGAAGACCGTAGCGCCTGGTCGCCAATGGCCCGCGCCCAAGCCGACGCGGCGCTGCTGCGCATCACCGCGCTGCTGGAGGCGGCCAGCCGCCATGCAGATACCTACCTGTTCCCCCGCTACCGCGCGGTGATGCCGCTGACACCTGAGCTGGTGCAAGCGTCAAGCCTGCCGCAGGCGGTGGCCGCCATTGCGCTCAAGCGCTTGTATGGGGCCAGCCTGCCTGATGACGTGCGCAATGGCACCAAGTGGGCCGACGACTACCTGCGAGACCTGAATAAGGGTGTGGTGAGCCTGGGCGCGGTGGACGATACCGTGGCCACGCCCGCCGGGCGCATGGTGAGCCGGGTGCCTGACAAGGCTTTTGACTGGGACGGGTACTGAGCATGGATCTCGACCTGCTGGCCCTGGAGACTGCGCTGCTGGAGCGCCTGCGCACGGCGCTGGCCGGCCAGATGCCGCCGGTGCATGTGCTTAGCCAGGACGATGTGGCTGCCGCGGCCGAAGAAAAGCAACTGGTGCCCGCAGTGCATGTGATTTACCAAAATTACCGTGTGCTGGAAAGCCGCAGCGACGGCAAGGCAGCGCGCATTGAACAGATTTGGCTGGCCGTGGTGGCCACCCGCAACACCCGCAACCTGGCATCCGCCACCAGCTCCCGCCGCCAGGCTGGCCTGCTGGGTGGGCAGGTGGCGAAGGCGCTGATGGGCTGGCGCGCACCGGGCACCGCCACGCCGTGGCGGCTGGTGGATGGCCCCGGTGCGGCGTTTGGCACTGGCTTTGGCTACCTGCCAATAGCCGTTGCCGCCGAGATGACTGTGACCGCCTGATATTGATTAACCCAAAGGACTTTGCATCATGACCGACACCGTTTACTACCCCTACCTTGGCTCCGGCAAAATCTACGCCCGCGCCTTTGGTGCCGCCGCTGGCCTGATGGAGCTGGGCAACGCGAGCAAGCTTGAGCTGGCCGTCAAGGAGGACAAGCAAAAGCTCAAGGACTACAGCAAGCCGGGCGGGGGCACCTATTCGTCAGTCAGTCGCATCAGCGAAGCTACCCTGCAGATGACGCTGAACGACCTGAACAAGTCAAACGTGGCCCGCGCCGTGTTTGGCACCGAGCTTGCGGTGGCAGGGGCCACCATTGTTGATGAAGCCGTGGTGGCCTACAAAGGTGCCATCGTGCCGCTGCTGCACCCCAACCCGACAGTAGTCACCGTCACCAACGACGCAGCCAGCACCACCTATGTGGCCAACACCGACTACGAAGTGCGCGCCGGTGGCATCTTCATCATTGCCGCAGGTGCCATCACCAACGCGCAAGCCCTGAAGGTGGACTACACGTTTGCCGCTTACGACCGGGTCGATGCCATGACCAGCTCGTCAATCCTGCTGGAACTGCATTTTGAGGGGTTGAATGAGGCCAACAGCGGCAAGCCGGTGATTGTGGACATCTACAAAGCCCAACTCAGCCCGACCAAGGCCCTGAGCCTGCTTGGTGACAAGTTTGCGGATCTGGAGGTTGAGGCTGAAGTGCTGGCCGACACCAGCAAGGTTGGAGCAGGCATCAGCCAGTATTTCCGCGTCAAGCTGGCTTAAGCGTTACCAAAAGCGGCCAGCGGGCCGCGCCCATTGTTGCCCATCAGTCAAACCCAATAAACCGCAATGGCCGACAACAAAGTAGAGATACAGGTACGCGCCAACGTAGAGGGCACTGCCGACATCACCAAGCTGGGCCAAAGCGTTGAAAACCTGGCCCCCGCAGGACAAGCCGCAGGTGCAGGCGCGCGTGACGCAGCCAGCGGCTTTGCCCAACTGGGGAAAACTGCACTCACACTCAACCAGGCCAAAGAACTCATCACCAGCCTGGTTCAAACCCTGGGCGGCGTGCCAGCCGAGGTACTCAAAACCGCCGACTCTTACAACAACCTGGCCGCCCGCGTGCAACTGGTGGCTGGTACCGGCCCGGCGTTTGAAGCCGCCTTCAACGGCATTGCCGAAGTAGCCAAACGCACCAGCAGCAACCTTGAGAGCACCGGCCTGCTGTTCACCAAGTTGGCCGAAGCTGGCAAAACCATGGGCATCGGCCAGGCCGAGGCCTTGAAACTGACTGAGACTGTCAACCAGGCCATTCAGTTGAGTGGTGCCAGCGCTGGCGCCAGCGATGCAGCTATCATCCAACTGGTGCAAGGCCTGCAAGGCGGCGTGCTGCGTGGCGATGAATTCAACAGCGTGATGGAGCAAAGCCCGCGCCTGGCCAAAGCGCTGGCTGACGGCCTGGGCGTCACGACCGGCGAGCTGCGCAAAATGGCCGAGGCTGGCCAGCTCAGCAGCGACACCGTCATCAAAGCCCTGCAAGGCCAAAGCGACGCGGTGGCCACCGAATTTGCCAAACTGCCCCCCACAGTTGGCCGCGCCCTTGAAAACCTCTCCACCAGTTGGACGCTTTACATCGGCGAAACCGACAAGGCCACTGGTGCCAGCAAGGCCGCCGCCAGCGTCATCGACGGTCTTGCCACCAACCTGAACACCATTGCCGGGTACCTGCTCGACGCAGGCCAGGCCGCAGCCGCCTTTGCCGCCATCAAGCTCGCGCAGGCCTTCACCGCCACCACCGTGGCCGCCACCCAGTCCACCGCTGCCGTGCTGGCCAACACCGCCGCCATCAACGCGGCCGGTGCTGCAGGCACAGCAGCGGGCGCTACGGTCAGCCGTGAAGCCTCTTGCACTCATCATCTGCACTTCATTTTCCAGATCAGAGAGCATTATCATGTCATTACCTATAAGCACGATTGTCTTGTCTATCAATCCTCCCTGA